CAAGAACTGGAGCCAGAATCTTCTTCTTGCTTTCGCTGAGACCCTCAAGCAGAGTTTCCTTGGTTTCTTGCCAGTTTTCAAATAGTTCCATGAATGTCTCCTATTGAACTAGGTTTTACTGTTAAATGCCAGCAAGCTTTCTCAGGTGAGAATACTTGTCGCCTGCGGCTGCTTGCTTGGCTGGAGTCTCAGCGGACTCATCACCAGTTGCTACAACGGTAGCGCCCTCATTGAGGGTCTTCGTTGCTTCAGATTGTGTTGCGGATGCTGCAGCTGGAGCTGCCTCTTCCTTCATAACACGACCAATGAAGTGGTTGTATGCTTCTTCGAGACGGTCAGTTTGAACGTTAGCAAGGACGAATGCCATTTGCTCACGTTTCTTACCACTCAGAGGAGCAAGAATCTTTTCCATCTTTGCTTCGCGAACCATCTTAGCTTGTGATTCCTCAAGCTTACTGATAGTTTTCTCTGCATCTTCGAGCTTAGCGATAGCTACGGCCAGCTTCGATTGAATCGAATCTTCATCGACATAGGACTTGTTGAATTCTGTAGCAAATGCTTCAAAGATGCGACGACCGAATTCGTTCTGCTTAACGATTTCGAGGTCTTCGCGCAGCTCACTGATTTCCTCTTGAAGACGGAGCTCAAAAAAAGCGTCCATCTTGTCGATTAGAGCGTCGAGCTCTTCAGAGAGCTGTTCTGCCATCGAGTGCTTTTCTTCAACGATCTTCTCGGCATACTCTGCTTCGAGGTCGCGGAAACGTTCGATGTCAGCCTTTAGCTCAGCTACTTCTTCTTCAAGCTTCTTAGCAACAAATGATTCGACGTTTTCAATCAAAGTGTCGCGTTCGTTTGCCCACTGATCAGCAATTTCAGCTCTCACTTCCATGGTAACTTCTTCACGAACAGTTGCCTTGTACTGTTCAACGGCAGAAGTCCATTGAGTGGAGATTTCAGCTTTGGCGTCTTCACTTAGTAGCTCAGAGCTTAGCAATTTCTGAAGGATTTCATCCATTAGCTTTTCTCCTTATGTGTTTGGGGATATTAGAGACCAGGAATAGCCATCTCTAACGGCTGTGAACTTTGACGCGTTTGAACAGAAACGTACAAACTTGCGTGAAACGTACGATTTTATTTAGAGAAACCCGTAAAAGTTCGTGAAAAATCTAGCACTCCGGTGCCTTTCAATTCCTGTATTTACTCGGGAACTTCTTGAAAATCATCATCTTCATCAGCCACAACTGCCGGTTCAGCAGTTGGGGCTTGGGAAGACAGCCCAGATATGTCTCGCATCTTGGATGTAATGTAGTTGTGGAAATCAACGCTGGCCTCGCTCTCGCGGTCTTGAATGAGGTTGTTCAACATACTACGAAGTGCTTCTCTTTTATCCATATGATTATCTCCTGTGACTGTGAGTCAAAAGGTTGTGGGGTTTAGCCGACCCCAGTGCGGCGTTACTTTTTATATGGATCACGATTGAGCGCGTTTAATATACGACGCTCAATCTTTTGAAGTGATCGTTGTGCTTCTGGAGTTTTAAGAGCTTTATACCTAGACGTGGCGTCATGCAATTGCTTCATCAGCTCCTGCATTGCGCTTGATGGTCCAAAGAGCTCCTTAACTTTCATTACTCTATACCAACAATCTTCTTAGCCTTAGCGAGTTGCTCGGCGTTCTTGAAGTTGAAATAGAAGACGCCCAAAGCTTCTTCCATGTCAACTGTTAAACCAGCCTTTGCAAGGATAATGCAAGCCTTGGCTGCCTTGGCTTCATCGTCAATGTTGAACGAGAAGGTAAGCGTTGCTGCTTCAGATACAGATGGGGTTTCCTTCACCTCTTTATCTTCGCCATCTTCCTTTTCTTCAGCTTGTGCAAGACCATCCTTGACGCCTGCATCATAGACCTGGTTGATGAGAGCTGCGAGCTCATCGCCAGACTTTCCTTCGGCCTTGGCCGCGATCATTGTAACGATCTCTGGAAGATCTAGATCTTCCTCACTACTTTCTGCTGACTCTTCGCCATCGACTGACCCATCGACAACTTCTTCCTCATCTTTCTTTTCTACAACTGGCGCAATAAGCTGGATAACTGGAAGACCTGCCATGCGGCGAAGAATGGACATATCGAATGGTTCAAGAGATTCCTTTACACCATATGCCTTGCGAAGAGCTTCCTTGCAGTTCTCAAGGACACCTCTACGATCTGCTGTGAGGTTTTTGCCTGCGCGATTGATGAAGAAATTAAGAGCGGACATAGCGCTCTTAAAGTCAGCGTGATTGTCCTTCAGCCAATTGACGATGTCGGCCTTGGAACCAGAAGCGAAAAGACCTTCAGGAGGTTGCTTCTTGGTGTCAACGTTGTCAGACCATTTCTTTTCAACCAGAGGAACTGGAATGCCAGCGAGCTGCTTAAGTTTGTTCTTGTCCATTATTACTCTGCTTGTAGCATGGTGGAATAGAAATCGTCTGCTGCGTTGATTGCTTCTTCTATCGCATTATACATTTTGTCATGCATTTCACGAAGACCTTCTACGCTAAAGTTCTCTTCAGTGTCATCAACGTGCTTTGCCCAATTAGTAGAGTTTATGATGTCAAAAGCAGCCTTCAGGTGATTCTGCAGCTTTTCCATGTCAGCGTCCCACTCGTAGGAGCCTTCATAACGCTCATTGATTTGTAGTAAGAGTTCTTTAAGCAGCATTATTTCTTCTCCTTTGTAAGAACTTCGAGGAACTTCTTAATTTCCTTCTTAAAGTATGCCTGAGCCTTTGGATCGACGCGAACTGCTTCAGCAAGATCCATGATCTTTGGATTCTCAACAGATTCGCGAACGACATCTGGATAGCAGCCTGGACCAGAAGGTTGTGCAACTATATCAACGGTAACGAATGAAAAATCCTCAACGATACCTTCATTGGTAACGTTGCCAGTACCGCGGCTCGAAACACCAAGCTTCACGCCGCCAGCGATAAGCTGCTTGACGATTTGGCCCGATGGAGTGTCAAGAATCTTACACTTACCAATCGCATTATCACCATCCATCCATGCTTCGGTGATAATGTGAGAAACGTTCTTGAGGTCAATATTTAAGTTGTCTGGGTGGTTAAGTTCACCCATGACGTAAGTACCTTCTTTAATGCGCTCGTTAATTGTGACAACTGCGCGTTCGATTTCATTACGAGGATAGATGCGCTGGTTCAGATTCTTTTGCTCTGCGGCCATCATGCGGCCAGCGAGATACAAATTTTTCTGTGCGTCAGTCGATTCAATGAGCTGGGCTTCAGCTGGAGTAAAGCGCTCGATGAGGATTTGATGTTTCATAAAGGAAACTCCTTAATGGCACGAGGCGTCCCTCGTGCCCAACCTGATAGTTAGACACGATATTTATATACTGGTGCGATAAATTAGCCATAATTAGGACGTTGTTTCCTCTTCACCTCCAGAAACGCTTAAATCCATCCCTCCACCTTCCTCTTCGGGAGGTGCTGTGTCCGTTTCAGTTGCTTCTGGCTCTTCTACCCTCACTTCTTGACGGTTTTCATAAACCGCTGGGTCATAAATCTGTTGTAGTTCGTCTATATCTAGACGATCCTCAATGCTGCGCTCTTGTTTCAGAAGAGCTTCGTTCATCTGGATATCATCTTCAGTGAGTCCAAGGTAGCGCTTCAAGATGAATCTACGCGATAGATACTTCACGCCTTCAACAGCATTGAAACTATTGATGAGGTCTGCGTCAAGAGCAGCTTGACGGTAAAGGGCAAAGTTCTGTGGTTCTGGCAACTTGAGTTTAAACAGGTCAGGATCAATGTTGATGCCGGTGACCTGAAGATACGTCTTGAATTGTTCGTCAAGGACCTCTTCAACGCAAGCCTGTAGACGCTGGATGTAGTTAGCAAAGCGGAGTTCCTCAATGTAGGCTATACCAACCTTGCCATCGTTGTACTGAGCACCTTGTCCATCTTGTCCCTTCATGTACGAAGTAGGAACACGTAGCGCACGGAAGACCTTGTTCAAGAAGTAATCAAGCTCAGGGATTTCCCAAGTTGCACCACCAGGAAGAGTCTCAACGCGGCTACCACGCCCAGCGGCAGTGGTTGGGAAGAAGTAGTCTTCTTGAATCGATTCTGGATTGTATTGAGAATCCGTTTGGTTGGCGTTAGCAGTATTGGGGATTCTCTTCTGACGAATATCGTTCTTGATCTGCTCAAGGTACTGTTTTACTCGTTGAGCCGGCATATTGCCAACGTCAATGTAAAACACGCGACGCTCTGGAGCGCGAACGATACGATAGATGATAGCCGAATCTTCCAGCATCGTTAGCTTTTGCCAGTCCTTGAATGCCGACTGTAAAATCGAAATACCAAATGGAGCTGTTTCACCCATATCACTTGAAAGAGTGAAGTGGACGATAGCAATAGCTGGCGTGATTTCTACAGAGTCAACTTGATTCTGACCAGCTTGCGCGCTCTGACGCATCGTGCTCTGGAAGCTAGAAGGTCTGATGTGGTATGCTACCTTCTCACCCTTCTCATTGATTTCAACCCCAATGACTCGCGTTGGGTCAATGTATTCCCATGGAGAAGTGTCAGACGTCTTTCTAAAGAAGCAATCTCCATACTTGACCATCACGCGAGAGATGTTGAAGATTTTCTTGTTGAGCGTGTGGAACTTTGACCAGTGACGAAGCGCGGCGCGGATGGTTGTCGCTGTTGTATCAGACACCGTTTGATCTTCTTCGATCTGATAATCAATGATGAAAGGAAGTCCAGTGCGCTTGTCTGGATTAGAGATTTCTTCAGCAATGATGTCGAGGGCGCGTGATATATCACCAACGTCCATAGCGTCGTATTGCTTGTAACGCTGAAGTCGAGCTGTTGCACCCTTCAAGAGGTTCGAGAACCACGCGATAGTTGAAAATGACGCATAACCTGCCGAATTCAGGTTCATGCCGTCATCCATTTTTGCCGTAGGCAACTGTTGGTACGCTGACTTTCGAGAAGCTGGAGTAACGATTCTCCAATAATTAGTCCATTGAGCCATTTATCTCTCTTTACATATTCGCGCGTCCAGTCATGTACTGTACGGCTGTTGGAATTTGTCGCGAAGGAATTAGTCCTGTTGCAACAGCGGCCGCTCTGACTGAGGATGATTCATCAGCTTCAGAAATCTTCTTCAGATAAGCGACAGCCTCAACAAGACTCTCGGCGATAGACGTAAGCTTTTCCCTGGCCGCCGCATCTTCAACGGTGAGCGGCTTGGTCACATCATCCTTGTTCCTGCGTGCTTCATTATTTACCTCTTTACCCTGCTCAGGTTTTGATTGTTGAGTCTGACCAACGGCTGGAGGAACGATGGTGGCGGGTTCGACCATAGCGGGCCGTGTGGGTACCTGAGGATTTGCTTGAGTGACCGGAGATGTTTTTGGTGCAAGCGCCTGATCACCAACGGCGGCGGCTTCGAGTTTCTGAACTACAGGAATTTGTTGCTGCTGCTTTTTTTTATCCTGTGGGGCAATAATGCCAGCCATCTTTGACTTGTCGTCGCCGCCCCACAGACTGGATAACTTATCAATAGCATCATACACGACCGTTCCAACGGTAGCATCCTTTTGTCCTGTGATTAATTGTGCGCCCTTGTCAAGGATGGGATTGACGATGTACTTACCAGCAGCGTATCCAGCACCGCCCGCGGCGGCAACTAGAGCACCTTGCGCTGCAAGCGTACCCACTCCCGCACCTGCCGAAAGCGTGTTAAGACCGGCTGTTCCACCAACGCCCACGAGCTTTCCAAGCTTATCAATTCCACCACCAAGGGCACCAGCGATCTTGCCTGGAGCTCCATCCTTGCCTCTACCAAGAATACCATCCTTGAGCGTGTCAAAAAGCCCCTTGCCGCCCATAGCACTATTCATACCCATGAACGTCTTGGTCAGCATTAGCGATTGAGCGATGAGAGTGCCAAAGCCAGTGACGGTGCCCCAAATTGCAGTTGACAGTGGGTTCTTGATAAGCGACTCAAGTGAGTTCAATGTGTTGCCAAATGAGGCTACACCTTCATCACCAATAGCTCTTTCACCAGCTTCTCGTGCTTGTGGTTGATTGACTTGCGCTTCAGCTCTTTTGGCAGTCTCTGCCTGACGAGCTAGGTCCATCATCTGCTTCAAGCCACTAGTATCAAGAGCCTGCTGTAGAGCTTGTTGCGCTAGGTAACCAGATGTTCCACTGGTATCTTGCGCGTTTTGAAGCTGACGCTCCTGGGCAACTGATAAGCGACCTAAGAGTTCAGCGAGTTCCCTCTCTTCATCAGCGGTGCGTTTCTTGTTTGTGAGCGCCATGATTCTTGCAGACTCTTCTGGCGACATACCAGCTTGCTGAGCCGCAACCATGGCCATAGCGCCTGCACGAATCTTGTCGGTAACCCTGGCTCTTTGTTGTTCTTGTTGTGCCTTAACGAGGGCTTGAGCTTGCTCAGTTGACAAGCCCATTTGAATGTAGTTGTTTCTCAGCGCGATGAGTTGCTTAGCATATGCTTGAGCGCGCTCTTTATCCATACCAAGGAGAGCTCCCTGGATGTCGTGCGTGTTCAGCAGATCGGCATTCAACTTCATGTACTCTGAAGCAGAGATGTTGACGATGCCCGAGATGTTCTTGAATGAGTTCATCGTTTCATCGATGAACTTGTTTAGTGCTTCACCATTTCTGATGTTGATTCCAGACGCAATACCTGATTCAATCGCAGGGCCAACTAGCTCACCAGCTTGACGCATGGTGTAACCGAATTTCTGGAAAGTATCCTTGAGTCCCATCGTCAGGGAATCAAATCCAGAAGAACCATAAATTGCTAGAGCTCGCTTGTTCTCCTGAAGAAATTTAACAGTTTCTTCAAGCGACATGCCCATCTTTAAGGAAGCTTTTTCTACTTCCAGGAAAGATGCTGGGACTTGTGCGATGTTAAAATCATAAATCTGTTTGTAGATATCCTTAACACTATGTATTGCCTTAGCAAAGCTCGCCATTGCAGCGGCAGTGGTGGTGGCTTGACCAAGTTTCTTGCTGAAGTTGTCAATGATACCATCGAGGGTCATCCAAGACTTCTTAAACTGACCGATCGCCGTGTTACGCGCCTTAGCCTCTCTGTCTAGCGCTGTCACTGCAGCTGCTACAGAGTCGCTAACGCCCTTGATGTCGGTAGCAAGCTTTGCGAAATCAAGGTCACCGAGCGATGCGATCTTAGAAGCGTCAAGCTGTCCATTGACATCTAGTAGCTTTAGACCTAGGTCGAAACCTTCTTTCTCTAGTTGAGCGGCAGTGGCGATAAGAGCATCTCTTAGAGCTTCACCACCACCGGTAACGTCAGTTGCACCAAGCTGTAAAGCTTCTTCGAGCTTAGCTCTGTCTGCAACTAGATCATCTAGCTTACCAAAGCCGAGGTTGTTTATACCTTCGGTAATAGCAATTTGTGCTTCACCAAGCTTGACTCTGAATTCGGCAAAGTCTGTATCTCTTAGGCTATCATTGAACTCACCAGTGGATTCATCGATTAGGCCAGCGTTTGAAAGAAACTTCTTGTCAAGATGATTGACTGCTTTTCCAAGTTCCTTTATATACGTGGCGTACTCTAGGGAGTTCTCATCGATCTCGCTGTGTGTTTTAATGAGAGATGCACCAAGCAGAGACGCATTGCGCTGAGATTTTGTAAGTTGAGATGTTAAATTATCGCTTGAGCGAACTAGGTTTCTGAAAGACGCAAGCTGTTCTGGGATGGTTTTACCGACCATCTTGTTGTATTCAATTGCCGCTTCTTTGATGTAGCTAGACGCATTGTCTAGGCTTTGCGCGAAGCGCTTTATAGCATCCTTACCATCTGCGCTCTGAAGCTGCTCTTTAGTAAATGACGTGAGCGACTTAGTAGCATCCCGAAGATCGCGGAACGCTCTATTGACACCACTCAGGTTTCTAGTACCACGTCGAATCTGTCGTTCGAAATTATCTGCTTCGGCTTCATCAATAGCGCTATGACCGGTGCGAGTTGACTTGTCACCTTGGCCATGTCCAATTGTAGAGCCGCGCGCGAGCTGCAGCAGACTATCGTTCATCTGCTTGAATATTCGTAACGCCTCTTGGTCTAGTGCGTCTGCCATTTGATAGTGATTCCGGTTGTGGTTCAGGAGTGATAAATACTAACGTGAGCTATTTATGCGCGCAATCAGATACCCAGAATCATAGAATATAGGAGCACAGGATGTCAGAAACAAATCCACTGCTGGCCAATCTCAAACTACCTGGCCGCATTTTTCAGCTCCCATCGAGAGGCATCTTCTACCGAAATGGAGAGCTATCCGACAATGTGAAGGATGGAGAAATCCACGTTCATCCAATGTCGGCGATGGATGAGATTAACATGAAGAACGCTGATCAGTTGTTCAGCGGAACAGCCGTAAACGAAGTTTTCAAGCACTGCGTTTCAGGAGTTGAGAAGCCGTCTGACTTGCTAGCGAAGGACGTGGACGCCATCATGCTGTTTCTTCGAGCTGTTACCTACGGTTCCAGCTATGAGTTCATGGCGAAGCACACCTGTAAGGACGCAAAGGATCACTCCTACGTTGCAGACGTAGAACAGATGATTAGCTCTGTGAAGATGCTTGATCCAACAGTAGTAGAATCAAACTACACTGTCACTCTTCAAAATGGTCAGGTTGTTCGTCTACGTCCTAATCGCTACCAACAGGTTCTAGACCTCATCAAGCGCAACGAGAACAAGCGATCCCTTTCTGCCGAAGAGCAGAAGGAGAACTTACTACTAATGCTGCTCGGCGTTATCGAATCGGTTGATGGTGTGAGCAACGTAGAGCACATCACCGAATGGATCAAGGCAGTTCCATCCCCAATGATCAACCGAATCGGTGACAAAGTGGAGAGAGTCAATGACTGGGGTCCAAACAACCGTTGGACCTGTAAGTGTAAGGACTGTGGAGAATCATTCGAGGTTGAAATCCCAATCAACCCAGTGGCTTTTTTCATCGAATGATCAGAGCGGGGGACATGGTCGCCGTTCAGAAATTGATCAGGCGACTTGGCAAGGAGATTGAAATGCTGATCAAGTCAGCGATTGAAATCTCCTACTACTCAAGAGGGGCGTGGTCTTACGAGTCTGTCTTGAGAATGTCCCAAGCAGAACGGGAAATCGCCGTTGAGTTCATCAACGACAGACTTAAGTCTCAGGCTAAGTCAATGTTTCCAGTTTACTGATCAGTCCCCGAATTCAGACACTTACACGGGACAAGGAGGGAGCAAATGCTCCCTCAATTCTTTTGGTCCATCGACGCTCACGCGCAGATTGGTTTCCCTAACCAAAAGTTGGTTGAATTCCTTGTAGTCCAGCTTGGTCACGACACCATCTAGTCCATCATGAATCATTAAGCCTGTTCTACCAGAAGCTTCCCAAAGCTTGTAGCGTGATTCACGTTCCCACTCTAGGTACTTGGAAAAGATTAGTCGTTGGTTCTGGCGTGATGGCTTTGCACCAAGTAGGACCAAGCAGAGCTCGCGTTTTGCGGCCTTGAACTGCTTAGCGATGGATGACAATCGTTTGCCTACTATGATGAGGTCTGTTGGAAGAAGATTGGGATTCGCTTGAAGTACGATTCGTACCGCCTCTGATCTTCCAGAGCCATTCGTCATAAGGGCCGGTGTAGCGTTAGATCCATTTGCCAAAGCCATGATGAGCTGCTTCACTACCTTGATGTTATCATCATTGATCGGTAGCTTCAACATATCCCTGCAAAGCTCCTCACGAAACTTCTGCTTGTCATATTGAGCTCTTAGAAGGTCTGGATACTTTAGCGAAAGTTGACCTGGCTTACTAACGTAACGAGGGGTAAGAGTGGCGAGAAGGAATTGAACGTACGCGTTCTCGATGTCCACTGCTGTACCAAAAAGGGCGCTTCGTAGCCACCCAGGCCAGAGCTCAATGGCTCTTATAGGCCAGATAGATGTGTCTCTTGCTTGCAGCTTTCCAGCCGGTTCGTAGTAAAAGGTGATTGGCTGCCCTTCTTGCTTCAAAAGCCAATTTACAGGTGCCAGAAGATCCTCACGACCTTCTGCCTTAAGTTTCGAGCGAATGAGAGCTGTCTGTCCTGATTGGACAGTGACTGTTGTCTGCACAAGGTTCTTCTTAGTTGGCGGCAGCCCCGGCGCGAACTGAACCTCATTCATTATCTCTTCAATTGCCTTAACCATCTTCTTTGATAGACGGCGGGGCTTCACTAACGTGGGCGATTTGTTTCCATCGTTGAAGTTAAAGCCAACTCTAGTGATGTCAAAGAACCGCTCAAGGATAATCTTTGCATCTTTCACCTGGCGAGTTAGATTCGTGATGAGGACTTCTTCTTCGATGAAGCCTACTGGAGTTCCAGGATTACGCTTCATCAGCCGATGCCACGCTACTGCCATCGAAATAATAAGTCCTTGACGTTGCTTACGCTTACGCCACCACATTCTCTCGAGGTTGAAGAAGTTACCCACGTACAATGGGTTATCACGGGTGAGATCGTGGTCGATCTCAACTGGGTAGAAGCTAAGCATCAGCCGCGTCCGTTCAACTCTGCACGGGCTTTCATAGTCTTGTAGATGGCCTTACCGCAGGCAGGGTCAAGAACGCGCTGCTTGTGAATGACCACTTGGGGGACATTCTCAGTGCTCTTCCCATCTCCAACGATAGCGTTCGAAGAAGTGAATACTTTGCGATGATCGATGTTACTGGCAACTTCCCATTCCTGATTTTCGATGACACCCTTGTTTTGAAGGTGTTTCGTGAGAGCTCGCAGGGCCTTTGCTTTCTTTGCGTTCATGTTAATCTTCTCTTGTTCGCTTTCTATTCATGTGAATGTTCATTCACATGATTCCTGACCAGCGGGGATTCAAATGTGAGTCAACGTGTTGCACCAGATAGCCATGATCTCTCTTGTAGAGAAGCACTTCCCATCGTGATGCGCTTGGTGTCCCTAGCTTGCCTAGCTTTGGACGTAGAATGATGAACTTAATCTGGTCTGTTGGAATGTTTAGGTTCTCAACGTAGACAGGTTCTTCAGCACCGGCAAATTCAATCCTATGCAAGGTCTTAGTTGGCTTTCTGACGGTCTTAGTGTCGTCTCGTAGCTGTACCATATCACTAGCTTGTACCATTGTAACTTGAAACGTGCCAGAAGGAAACTGGGCCGAGTGGTGTGAGGTTGGGCTAGGAGCGATGAGCATCTTCTTGCCTTTCGTCTTGGCAAGGAACTGAATGATCGCGCTCACAAACGATGATCGAGCTCTGAAGCTAAGAGCAGGCCTCTCACGCCCAAGAGCAGCTTTCAGCTGATCAGCATCTGGTGGAATGAAGATAGAGTTACCATGCTGCTTAGCGATCCACGGCCCGAGAAATTCGCAGGCGCGAGAGTACATTTCGTAGTAACAAGCAACTATTCTAAGGAGGTCGTTGAACTCAGTTCTTGGGCGAAAAACGTCATGCTTCGCGTTCCAGCGAACTGTATCATCAATATCGTTGTTCATGATCTTTCGGTAATCCAGAACTCTCTGATTGGCAGGAGATCATCAAGGCAGAAGATGTCGATGCTGAGGTTGTTTTGAGTTAGAACCAGCTTTGGTTTCGGCTCCATGTCGTCGTGACATCTAGCCACAAAGATCTGTGTGTTGTTCCACTTGAAGATAAGGAGAGGTACACGATCAATCTTAGATGCATCGTCGATAGCTTCCTGCATCCACTTAAACACATTGGATGTTCCAGATACAAGGGATGTGAAACCATCTGGTGTCTTGTAGAACTTGCATTCTACCGAGAAGTTGAAAGTGACACCTGATTCCTTCTCGTTTACAGGTACAACGTCGCCCACGAAGAGCTTAAGAGCATCTTCGCCGAACATCTGGCCAATCGTTTCAAAGTTCTTCCCACCCACGCGAGCACCAGAACCTTGTGTGCGAATGAATTTAAGTGGGTTTAGAGCAGCCGAAAGCTTCTTAGCGATCTGGCTCTCAAAGCCGTTGCCTTTCCCCTTAGAGTTGAAGCGTCTTTTTTTGTTTTCTATAATCTGGCCCATAAACCTCCTGTGAACTGGTGCTACGCTAAATACGTAGCATCTTCTGAGCAAACGCTC